GATACCAGTCGGCTCGCCGTCTGGACCAATATCTTCAAAGCCTTCTAAATCTAGATCTATGTGGCACTCAAGAAGAGTGTACATAGGAATTTGTTTTCCAGATTTTTTAGTGCCTTCTAATTCTTTTTCTTTTTTAGAAACTTCATCATTAACCATCACTCCTGGTGGGTTAAGTTCTACGTCGGTATAAAATCCTGCAACTTGTTGTTTTCTTAAATCATTCTCTGAAATTTTTATAACGTGAATAATAGCTTCTGCCTCTTGTAAACTGTTGGCTGTGTACGGCACAATTAAATCATCTGCTGGTACAAACTTAGATACTGCTCTACCTAATAAATCATCGTAGTAAACTTTTTTAAATGTAGAACCTGCTAGTGGTAAATGAAATAACATAGAGTCAAACTCTGGTTCGTACTCTTTCATTTGATCCATGATTAAATAATTCATGAAATCTTTTACTCTGTGTGCTTGTTGATCTTTTTGTGGAGTTTTCACTCCAAGCACTTGTGTTCTTACTGGACCGTCACTTGGTAATAGCTCTTTGTATGCTGTAGCTTGAAACTGTGTAACAGCTTCTGCCAACACTGGGTGCGTTGCACCTGAAGCTCCTTGAAACGGCTCCGTTCTATTTTCGTATTTAAATCCTAATAGGTCAAGACCATCTGTGTAAGATTTTTCCCAATCTTTTCTAGACATCTTGTAATCAATATAATTATTTTTTAATTCTGCTCCTAATGGATTTAAAACATCATCAGGTAAAATATCTGCAAGATTATCAAAATGAGATTCTGTTCCAGGAATATTAATTGCACCTGGTTCAAAGTCAATCGTTGCACCGCCATCTTCTTCAGGCACAACTTCAACAGGTTGTTGTTCTTTAATTTCTTCCTTTATCTCGACCTCTTCACCTGGAACTTTAATTTCGGTACGAGTATTAGGAAGTTCTTTATCTATATCTGCCATTTAAACTCCTAGTATTGTCTACCACGTTTTATTAAAAAATCCAAGCCTTGTGGTGTAGGGCCTGCTTCTGGTGGCTTTCCTGATCTATCACCAGCTTGTTTTAATAATCCACCACCTGCTGCTGAAACACTCATTTGTTCTTGTTGTTCTACATTATATGCTTCTCTTTCTTCAGGTGTCATTGCCTTAATTCTGTCTAATTCACTTTTAACAAATTTACCATAACCGTATAAACCCTCACCAACAAGAGATGCTATTCCTATGGGATTTGCTATTCTAGCAGCTCTCATTGCAAGTCTAGCTGGTACACCTAAATTTAAAGCTTGTTGCGTAGCTCTTCTAAGAGCTTTGTTTTTAATTCCTTTTGTTGCAGATAAAGTTCCTTTTACAAGAGATGGAGCAAAAGCAGCCTCTGCCCCTAACGAAACTCTATCCATAGGTTTTGATAAATCATAACCACCTTGATCAACAGTATAAGCTCCAAGAGCTGTAGGTGAAACTGCAGCAGGTAAATATTTTCTCATTAAAAAACTTCTTAAACCTTTGGTAAGAGTTAATGGAAGAGCTCCATATACAGCTTTATCAAAAAGAGTGGATCCTGAATCTATATCTTCTTTTGGCTTCGGCTTTGGCTTTGGCAAAGTCATATTTAGATCAAACTCCATTGGTTTTGGTGTTGCAGCTTTTGCCTCACCAGGTAAAACTTCTGCTGCATCTAACGGAGTAAATATATTTTTTGATATTGTGTTTAAAAATTCTGGGCCTTTTGTTGCCGCTATGTAAGGCGCAGCAATAGCAAATCCAAGCTTACCACTCTTTCCGAACTTGCTGGCCACTGGTCTTCTACCGCCAACGTTAATTCTTTTTTCAAAATCAAGTAAAGTTTGATTTCCTGTTTTAGAATTATAAACTATGTTGCCTGTGTATCCGTATTTATTTTTTCCAAATCTAATTGTTTTGTTGTTTGATTTTAAATAACTGTTGATTGGATCTACATTGCCACTCGGATTATTGGTCAAGTACGATCTTGCATTTTCAAACTGAGAGTTTTCCATGTAAGTCGTGGGTTGAAAATTAATTGGATAACCAATATTTTGTTTTCTAAATTTTTTTGGTGTTATGTGATCATGTGCGATTAGTTTACCTTCTTTTGCTTTATTAATTGCGTGTTGTGCTAACTCAACATCATTAAACACTTTTCCTCTAACAGGGTTTGCTTCTGTATATCCAGTAAAATCTACAGCACCACTATTAGGATTTATTTTAAGTCTTAATCTTCTTAAAAAATTTTTATCTTTTGCAAGTTCTTCTGCAGACATGTTTGCATAAATTTTATTTCTATCAGCTATACCTTGAATAACTTCTTTTGCTTGTTTTGTAGTGTTAGGACCAGCTTTTTTCTCACCCTCTTTAATAATTTCTTTTGCTCTTTTTTTAGCAGCTTTTGGTCCAGTATTAGGACCAGGAACGTTTACCTCACCCATTAAATCAGGTCTAAACTGACTTAAGACATTTCTAATTGTTTTGCTATCAAGTTTTAACTGTTTAGCAACGGCATTGGTGCTTTTTAATTCTTCTCTTAATTTTATAATGTTTTGAACATAATCAGATCCCTTGGTTAATTTATATGGTTTAAATCTACCGTCTGGTATCTTTCCATACTTCTCCTCATACGCTTTTATTAATGGTGATGTTTTTCTTAATCCGCCTGATTTACCTTTTTCAGTTTCTTTGTAACCAATATCTTCTCCAATCTGTTTTAAATCAAGAGGTGTATTTTTTATATAGTTATCTACACTTTCTAATAATGCATCTGTAATTTTTACAGGAGACATTCTTTTGCTTAGAGTAATTCCCTCTTTAAGACTTTTAGATGGTTTAGCAAAAAAATTTCTTACAGTGATATCAAGATTATTGTCGTCAATAATTTTTTGGACCATGTCTCTAGTTACTTCAGTGCCGTCTGGTAATTCATTTAATATTTTAACAAGAGCCGCCGAACCGCCTTTGCTAAAACCAATACGACCACCATTCCTAAAACTTTCTCTAGGACCTGTAAGGTAGTCCATCATCTGTTGATATTCTGCTATCTTCATTATTCTCCTAGCATGTAGGCAACACCACCGCCTGATTTTTTCATTCTAACTTCTTCTAAAACTTTATCATAAGAATCTAAACCAGAGTCCACATCTTTCATCTTACCGTCCATATCGGGTTTGACAGTTACCTCATCGTACTGTGCAGGTATTTCTACAGGTTTTTTATTTTTACCTATGATTATTTCTGGTGGATCATAAATCATATATTCTTCTTTACCAAACTCAGCATCACCAATTTTAATTTGTTTTTTTCCTGTAGATATATCTTCAGTTAATTCATAGCCTTTATATTGAGTAACCTTTTGTCTTTCCGTAGTAGCCGCTGTTTCTGTAACATCATCACCAAGTAATTTTATTTTTTTAATAAGTTCTGTAAAGTATGCTGGTACTCCAGAACTAAACTCTTTTGTAGCTTCTACAACTTTAGCAGCAGGCTTTGCGGTTTTAAACAACTTACCAACCACAGGTAAAGACGCAAGTCCACCCATAAGTTTTAAAAATGTTCTACGAGACATTCCACCTTCATTAAAACCTATTCTACCACCCATAGCTTTTTTATCTTTTTCCTCGTCTTGTTCGTTCATTTGTTTTATTTTTCTTTGTAAAAATCTATTCCCTAATATACCTGTGGAAGCCAACGCTACCATTTCAGGAACTAAACCAGCATCATCTGCCTTGGCTCTTCTCTCTACGCTTTTTAAATAGTCTTTGTATCTTTGAAGCGGACTCTTTTTGCTTAAAATTTTTAGTAGCTTAGATATAGGTCCACCACCAACCATTTCTATTCTGCCTCCCATGGCATTAGGCTTTCTACCTTCGGTATCAAAGTCTTGTAGTCTTCTTTTATCCATTCTCTCTTTTATTTTTTTCTTAAACTCCTCGCCCACTTTAGGAAACTGATATCCTTTTTTTATCTTTTCTACATTCTGATCTAACTCTCCGCCTTCTTCTAACCCTTTGTAAAACTCTTTATTAAGTCTATCTGATTCTTTTTGCATTTCTTTTAAATATTCTGCAAAATCTTCAGATGGTGATTTCTTTTTCTTTAATAAAGATTTTATAAAGTTAAGAATACCTCCGAATTTCATTTCTACACGACCACCACCTGCAAAAATATCATCCCCCTCTGATTGTATTGGACCCATATCACTTTTAATTTTTTCATCTAATTCATCTAAAAGTTTTTTTGCGTCACTCTCTGATATATTTTTATATTTACCTCTTCTACCAATGAGTGAACTTGCTTCTTTCATGGCCTCTATGGGACTTAGGTTTCTTATAGAAAAATTTTGAAACATTTTATTTTGATCTTCTATCGCTTGTAATTCGGGATCTACATCGGGTTTTACTTTTGTAGTCTTTGGTGCTGTGCCCACGGTTATATCGCCTTCTTCAATTAATTTTTCTATACCTTCTTTTTTACCTCTTCTAGGAAACTGTATAATCTTTTTTCTATTGTCTGATGCTTCTTTTGCAGCTTGTTTGATAAAGATATTGTCTATGCCATCGGGAAAGACACCCATCATTTGTTTGTATGCATTTCTAGCGTAATTAAAAATTTCTTCAAACCCCTTTAAATTTTTAGGAGCGTTTGCAATTAATTTTAAAAACTCAAGTTTATTCATTAATAATAAGTCCTAGGTTTAGGGTCTTTCTTCTCGTCGATATAATCTTCAGGGTGTTGAATCAATCCGCCTTGTCTAAAGCGCATGATAGCTTGTGTTGTAGAGTCCACAAGGTCGTCGTGATCACCGTTAGGGAATGCTGCACATTCCTCGACCACCTCCTCTGCAAATTTCTGATCTGGCGCCCATATCATTCCAGAC